TTCCAAAACCCCAAGTCCCAAAACCCTTTCCTTTGCCCCCGCATAAGGACCCACTAAGAAAAGAAGGACTGGGCTGGTTATTAGACTAAGGAGATAAAATTATTGACACTGTAGATTTTGCTTATAAACTATTGAAAATAGTTGAAGAAAAACAAAAACAAGTTCAACAGATGATGCTTAGCGGCGAAGTTAAAGACTGGGAGCATTATCGCAATTTGACCGGACAGACAGAAGCACTGGCTTATATGAAGTCCGAGATAGACACGTTACTGGATAAACAAGGAGATTAAACCTGTGAGTGACGCAACTTCCGCCCTTGAACAAAAATGGGCGCAGGAGGAGGCTAGTAAGTCTCCCTTAGAAAAAGCCTATGAAAAAGTTGGCAGTAAGAAGACGGATAAGGAAAAACTTAATCCGGAAAAACTGTCTTCCGATTTATTAGACCAACTTCCAGATCCAACCGGCTGGCGCATTCTCATTCTCCCTTATCGTGGAAAAGGCCAAACAGATGGCGGTATCTACCTAACAGAAAAAACAGTAGAGCGCCAACAAATAGCCACGGTCCTCGGTTATGTGTTAAAAACAGGGGAACTCGCTTATCAAGATAAACACAAGTTTCCAACAGGTCCTTGGTGTAAAGCCGGGGATTGGGTTTTGTTTGGGCGATATGCCGGTTCCCGTTTTGATATAGAGGGCGGCGAAGTTAAAATATTGAACGACGACGAAATCATTGCGAAAGTAAACGACCCAGAAGCAATTCTGCATAATTATTAACATGAGGAATAAATCATGCCAGCACAAGAACTGACTAAAACTGACGAAGAAAAAATGGTGGACCTAGACGTTTCCGGTCCTGCCGTTGATGTCGAACTACCCCAAGAAGGCGCCGTAATCACGGAGGTCGAACAAGAGGAGACTGCTCAAGAAAGAGAACAAGTCCCCGAAGTAGTTGTTAGAGAAGTAGCGCAAGAAGACACCGATGAGCTTGAAAGCTATAGCAAGAATGTTAAGACCCGAATCAATAAGCTCACGGCTAAATTAAGAGAAGCCGAGCGCAGAGAAAAGGCAGCCACCGAATATGCGCAAAACGTAAAAAAAGAAAACGATGGTCTAAAAACAAGGAACTCAGCCTTGGACGGAAACTATATCGTGGAGTTTGCAAACAGAATTACCACAGAGACAGAAGCAGCAAAAGCAGCGCTTAAGCAGGCAACCGAAATGGACGATGTTGAAAAACAGGTTGAGGCACAACAAAAACTAGCGAGACTCGCAGTTGAAGCACAGAACCTTAAGACCATGAACGACCAAAGAAAAAGGAGTGCAACGCTAACACAAGCCACAGAAAGTGGTGCGGTTAATCGTCCGGCAGACCTGAACACACCGCCTCAGACCCCTCCGCCCCCTGATCCGAAAGCAGAGGCGTGGGCAGAAAGCAACGATTGGTTTGGTAAAGACACAGCCATGACCATGACCAGTTTTGTAATTCATCGACAACTTACTGAAGAAGAAGGGTTTGACGGATCGGAAGATGAGTATTATGATGAGATAAATAAACGGATGAGAGCAGAGTTTCCACATAAATTTGGAGAAGCTGTTCCACAAGAAGAAACCCGTCCCGCTCAAACGGTGGCTTCTGCGACACGCAGTCCAAAAAGAGGGCGCGGCAAAAACACTGTGAGACTCACACCGTCACAGGTTGCTATTGCTAAAAAATTAGGTGTGCCACTAGAAGAGTACGCAAAATACGCGAAGGAGTAATATATGGCTAAGTCCAGTAACAACGTAAAAGAAACAACTCGAGCTTCGCGCGAGGCCGATACTAGAGAAAAACAATCTCGACGTAAACCTTGGTCTCCCCCATCCGCATTGGATGCACCCCCAGCCCCTGAAGGCTATCGACATAGATGGGTAAGAACAGAGGTCCGCGGACAATCTGACACAAAAAACATGTCAGCAAGACTCCGTGAAGGATATGAACCTGTGAGAGCAGACGAATATCCAGACTTTGAAGCTCCCACCATTGAAGATGGTAAACACGCAGGATGTATTGGGGTAGGAGGGCTGATATTGGCTCGTATACCTGAAGAAACCGTACATGAACGACAAGCTCACTTTGACGAAAGAACTGAAGGTCAAATGGATGCGGTCGACAACGATTACTTCAGAGACGGAACACATCCCTCTATGTCGGTTTCAAAACCAAACCGACAAACTCGTGTAACATTGGGCGGTAAGAGAGCAGTCGATAAAAACTGATTTTTTGCCGGTAAATATAATTCATCGTTATTAAGGAACTTAATAAATGGCAAACGTAGATAAAGCCTTCGGGCTTCGTCCGTACAAAGGTCTAAATGTTGGTTCGGCTGTACAAGAAGCAAACAAATACGACATTTCTACCTCTGGATATGGCACAAGCATCTTTCAAGGTGACTTAGTTATATTCGCAGGTGGTTACATCAACAGGGCAGCAGCTAGTTCTGCTAACCTAGTTGGCGTATTTTCGCATTGCTACTATGTTGCAACTGACGGCACACCGACCTTTAAGAATTATTACCCAGCCAGCACAACTGCACTCGGAAGTGGCGCAATAGAAGCATATATCTATGACGACCCTAACCAACTGTTTGTCGTACAAGCAGATGGTGCCTCAGCGGTAACTTGTATAGGCAGAAATGCAGATACAGACGGTATTGGCGGTAGTACAACAACGGGCGTAAGCACTCGAGAGCTTGATTCAAGCACAATAAACACCACCCAAGCTTTACAGCTTAAGATTATTGGTGTGGTTCAAGACGATATTAATGGGGATCTCACAGCAGATAACGCTAATTTGGTAGTACAAATTAACGAACATGCTTATAGAGGACCTGTAGCTGGAACTTAAGGAGTATAAATAATGGCTATAAGTAGAGCGCAACTCGTAAAAGAATTGCTACCTGGCTTGAATGCTCTCTTTGGACTAGAGTACAGTCGCTATGACCAAGAACATGAAGAAATTTATGACATGGAATCTAGTGACAGAGCTTTTGAAGAAGAGGTTATGCTTACTGGTTTCGACACAGCACCTGTTAAATCGGAAGGAGCCGGAGTAGCATTCGATCAAGCACAAGAAGCCTTCACATCTCGGTATACCCATGAAACGATTGCATTGGCGTTTTCAATTACTGAAGAAGCTATCGAGGACAATCTTTATGACAAACTGTCAGCAAGATACACTCGTGCGCTTGCTAGAAGTATGAGCAACACCAAGCAAGTAAAATCTGCCTCTGTATTAAACAGAGCCTTTAACTCAAGTTATGTAGGCGGCGACGGTAAAGAGCTTTGCGCAACAGACCACCCCACTGTGGGCGGCGCTAATTTGCGTAATGAGCTTTCTACCTCGGCTGACCTTAACGAAACTTCGTTAGAGCAAGCTCTGATTGATATTGCAGCATTTACTGATGAACGCGGACTAAAAGTCGCTCTCCAAGGAATGAAGTTAGTTATTCCTAAAGAGCTTCAATTTACCGCTGATCGTTTGATGGAATCACAGGGACGTGTCGCTACTTCTGATAATGATATTAACGCTATACGCAATATGGGCATGGTCCCTGAAGGCTATACCGTAAATCATTATCTTACTGATACAGATGCGTGGTTCATTAAGACTGATTGTCCAAACGGATTTAAAATGTTTAACCGTTCACCAATCAAGACTTCAATGGAAGCGGATTTCGATACCGGTAATGTACGATACAAGGCACGCGAAAGATATTCGTTTGGGTGGTCTGACCCCCGAGCAGTCTTTGGCAGCCCCGGAGCGTAAGCAACAAGCTAAATATGGAAGAGGTAATACACTGTTTGTAGTACAAACAGACTTTCTTACTCAGTATTACAGAAAAGGGAGCTTCGGCTCCCTTTTTTCTTTCTTTTTCCCTTCTTTCCAAGTAGTATGTTTATTGTATCTAGGGATAACTTGTCCTACAGACTGACCTAGCAGACAAGCCAAGACGGTAGGACTTATTTCCAATGGAGGAAATTATGGCAAAATCAACCTTTTCAGGCCCT